CCCCACTGCCAGCCTCTGGGTCGTATATCTATGATATCCCCTTCGTCTTTGCGGTGAGCCTCGGGCTCGTCTTTACACGCAAGCAATAATTCATATTGATTAGCCATTTATCTTTTCCTTTTTTATGTCGTTGTTGTTACTGGGATTTCATCAGAAATTTCAAATAATCGAATTGTTAAATCATAATAATCAGGATTTTTTTGGTTTATATAATCAGGTCTTTCTAAAACAGGAACAACTGAAATTGGGTTCCCCTCATGGTGTCTGAATAAAACATGCATTGTTCTCCCATCAGCTAATGTTAATAACATTGGATTTTGTGTTTCAGAATCTCTTAATGTTTCAACTTCTTTAACAGTATCATATGAAACCCAACTACAAAATAAAGTTACAGGTCTTCCACTTGTATATTGGAATAAACGTTCAATAACAAGAGTACCATCTAAAGCCCTTCTTACAGATTGAGGGACAGGAGTCCAATCCCATTCATCTTTCCAATATACATCCTCCCCGAGGATTACAGAATCTAGTGATGCAACTCCCATAAAATCACCTATACATATACAGTATATTCTGGAAGAGAAGGCGCTTCTTGTTGAATAATTCCATCTTTAACAAATGCTTTTTTTCCAACATCAATAGAAGTTCCTGTAGCTATAAAAGTTTGTCCATAAATATCAATTAATTTTGAAACATTATCTGAAGTAGAGATTGCAATCACTTCCCCAACTCTGAGATCAGATTTACTTGTTAATCTTTTAAATTGACTCCAGAGATTCATGATTGTATCACCCTATCTAATTTAACTGTCATTGTTACAGAATTAAGATTAAATAAAATTGCTGTTGATAATACTGCGGCTTTCCAAACTTCATTCAAATCATAAACTTGTACAAGGTCACCCGGGAATAATAATTTAGGACGATCATTTGAACTAGCGTGAGGAAGGGGGAGATCAAGAGTTACAATACATCTATCATACCCTTCCTCATCTAAAATATTTCTCCCCCTTTGCATACCTACTTGTTGTGTTTGAATTAAGGGGTCAACGACATGAGGGGCGGGGATATCGTAAGAAGTCCCTGATCTTTTTACATGAACTAAACATCCATAATCTTTTCCAGAAACTACAACATAATTATAATTTGGGTGAGTTTCAGATTCATTTGATTGACCTAAAATAATACCAGTTAACAAAAATTCTTTTGGTTCTGTGCTCCCCCAATCTTTGGGGGAAACAGGAAACCGATATAAAAATTGTAATTCTTTTTCATATGGATGAGTTCTAAAAATTCCCCCTACAGCTTTTGCAACAACTGCGACTATTTGTGAAATAGTCATATCTGTTACAGAAAATGTATTTGCTTGGATATCCCAATCAATTAAATTCCAATCAACCCCCCATCCTTTTTCAGCAAGTAAATTTGCGACTAATGCATAAGCAGACGTGAGTTCTGTCCATGTCTTTGTAATTTTGGGGGAATATGGTTCACCTAATGTGATAGCTGTTGAATACCCAGAAATAGAATATTGGCTATTTCCATATTCATACCGGTCAGAAACTTTCGTAACAACAAATTTCCATGTATACCCATTAATTGTAAGTAAAACTTCAACCGGTCCCCCTTGTTTCATGGGGTCAACTAAATCAAGGCTTTCTTTATTAAGGACATTCGCAGAAAACTGCCATACCCATGAGTCAATATCAATAGATAAAGACCCACCTGATATCTTTATTGGGTGTGAGTCGGAAACTCGTGTAAGATTTATTGTATGATTCAAAATTAAAATCCCCTTAGAAGCTAACCAACGTAATAAAAAGAAAGTAGTTAATATTTTTCTTTTTTCAACTCCTACACCTTGTGTAAATGTTGAAAGGGTTACAGTATCTAAAGGAAGAGTCCTTCTCCATGGTGTTATATCTGGAATATCAACTTGAAGTGTTTTCTCCCATGGAATTATATTACGAATATCAATATCTTTTGTTTTCCCCCAAATTATTATATTTTTTTTATCACAGTCAGCAGTTTTAGTGTATAATAATCTTTTTAAAAAGTCAAGGGTTTCTGTGGGATCCCAAGGAAGATTAAAATTAATATCTTTAGAATTTATAGGAACCCATGGAATTTTAGTATTTATGTCAAATTTTTTTTGTTCTTCAAAAAGAATAAAATTACCAAAATCAAAAGATGCAGTAACATTCCAGTTTGCACACGTGTGCACATTTAAAATATTTGTTAATTGCCATGAGAAAAATGTGCTGTTATCAAAAGGGATATTTCTTTCCCATACAGAAACAGTTGAAACATCCTTAGTTTTTTCATATTTTTTCCATGGTACAGATGTTGAAACATTGCAAGCAATCGTTGACATTATACAGCAACATCTCCTCTACTTTGCAATACTGCATGATCATCAATTGTGTTACTTGCACGAGCATTAATTACTCTGCATACCCAAAGAGGAGCACCAGCCATTTTTGTGTTAAATCGTAAAATATTACCTACTTGCCATCCTCCCCCCCAACCTTGAGCAGATAATGTAAAATACGGTTGATTTGTATTCGGATTAATAGGACTCAAATCATATGATGCATCTTGATCTGTTGCGATAGTTCCTAAATATTCTCCAATAATATCAACTTTCATTGGACTTAGAGAAACAATTTTAATTGCCCATCTTTCAGTCGTAGCCCCCTTATTTGTTAATTGCAAAGGATAATTTACCCAATCATAAGTTCCATCAGCAGGACTACCAGCATTATCTGAATCTACCCATGTTGTTCCATCCCAAGATGCTTGATCAAAATGATCAGTTTCGAGAGCTTGCAAATCTCCTTTAAGTATTGCAGTGGATATAATAGCTCCCCCAGCTTTATATGAATGGGTAAGTGAGTTCATAGAAGTAATTCTAGTTTCAGAAACCCCTAAAACAGTTATCATTTCTTCATTTCTAGAATATAATTCAACAAGGGTTCCAGCAGTATGCGCAGAACTAGTAGTCCCATTATATCCTCTTCCCCCTGAGCTTACAGTAAAAGTATTTCCTGAAATTATCCCCAAAATTTGTTCATCTTCAATTAAGATAACAATTTCTCGATCAGGGAAAATTGATCCATCTTGAATATCAAAACTTGTATCAGTGTCAGAAATATCAGCAACTAAAGGAGAACGGGCAAATTCAACAATAACTGCAATATCATCTTTTCGACAAACAGGAACTAATCCATCAAGGGGCATTGCCCTTGTGTTTATTTCGTCATATTGAGGATGATAAATTGACCCATAAGAATATGATAATTTCACAGATTCGGGGCGAACAGGAAAAGAAAAAGATAAAGTTGCAATTCCAGTTTCACGATCAAAAGTTCCAAGTCCTTTACCTGTTAATTGTCCTTCATTAGTAGTATCTTCATATAAAAGTAATTTCGCTCCAGAATACGTTTCAGCAGAAGCGGTAAACGTATTTGGATAAATAGGAACTGCACCTTTTGTTGTTACAACAAAATCTGAAACTCTTCTGGGGGTCAAGCAATATCTTGCCTGTAAAGATTGAGGTATTTCTCCATCAGTGATTACACCATTTCCAGTTTCAGGGTCAAAAGTTCCAATTTTTTTTATCGGATTCCCATTTCCATCAGTCATAATATTTTGTAATGGTGAAACATACGGGAATATTTTATCATAATTACCAGCTATACTTTTTGCATGTATTAAGTTAAGCCATCCTAATTCAAGAGAGAAAAAAATCTTAGAATGTTGGATATCCCAAAACAAATTAGAATCTCCACTATTTACAGTTTCCCAAGTTTCTCCATAATCTTTAGAAATCATATAATGATACGCATTAAAAGCAATTATAAGAGTATCTATTCCATCAGAAGCGATAGATGTAGGAGTTCCAGAAACTGAAGTTTGAAGAAGTTCAAAATTAATTCCATCTGTTGACTTTGAAAGATTACCTGCATCATCAGCAATAAAAAGAGTATCAACGTCATTAACAGGCAAAACAGCACTTCCTACAGCTTTCCCACTTAATTTTGAGGCCCCAATAGAAAAATTAACCCCATCTGTCGAATACTGCATTGTATTCCCAATACCAAAACAAATAATAACAGGGGAAGTTGACCCCGTGGGGGAAAAAGAAATAATTTTTTGCATGTCACTTGAAATTTGAGATGTTTGCTCAACCCAAGTATCTCCATCATCATTTGAAGTAAATATTTTACCACTTTCAATAATGATAAAAATATCAAGTTCAGGACAATATTCAACATCCATCAATCTTGTATAATTATCAATTACCATAGTAGTCCAATCAGAACCATTTAATGATCTCCCAGCATTAGGGTAACTTTCACTTCCAGAATTTTTTCTATACCCGCAAGCAATCCAAACAGGATTTGAACTTTCTTTAACAGCTATAGCATTCCATGAAGAATTATTTTGATAGGCAGAAGATGTTGCATCACTAGGAGTTTGATAAACATGTATCCAATCTTTTCCATTTCCTGAAGTCCAAATTCCTTGATACCCTCCTCCCATGGTTGCAGTCCATTGTCCATTTCCATAAACAGCATCAAAATCAAAAATATTTACGTTAAAAGCATTACCTAATTCCCAATCTTTCATACTGTATACTAATTCAAGAACTCCATTTTTATCAAGAGCATACCATGGGAGACTTACACCTTGGATATAATATTGAAGGAGTAAAGAATTAGGAATAATATTTTCTTTACCAACTGAAAAAGTATAAGGTAAACTTGTTTGTTCCTGAGCAACTGCATTATAATAATGATAATTAATATCTAAAGATACAGAATCTAAAATTACATGGTTAAAGTTAAAAGAAATTACTAACTTTCCAGTTATTGGGTCGAAAGTTCCAGAACATGTTCCATCATTATCATAATTAGAATTTAAATTTATTGATCCATCTTGTTGAATTTCACAATGAATTTCTTGAAGTGTGTGTATATATGTAGTATATCCTATATCATTTGTAGAATTTGGGTATACTGTTTGTTTGTATTCATAAAAACTAGAAATAACAAAATCTGGAGGAAGTTCAGAAGACACAGGATGTTTATTTAAAAAAAATACTTTAGTTCCCCCATGACTATCTTTAAAAGAATTTCCTAAGTCATAAGATTCAGAAATTGCCTTTTCTTCTAATAATACATATTGCCATTTTAAAACTGCTCCTGAAGGATACGAAGAATTAAGAGTAAGTGACCATTCACGTGAAAAATAATCAATAGTCCCAATTTTAATGTTATCTCCAGAAAGAGAACCTGTAGTTTCATTTATTTTTGAGTCTGACCCGAAGGGGACAAAACCGTTTCCTGTGTCAATAAATAATTTTATAAAATTTGCTTGAATAGGGAGACTAGCAGAAAGTGTTCCACTTATATTTAAAGTATCAGGGGGAATTTCAACTTGTTCTTCTTGGTAAACAACATCTGAATTTAAATTTAAATTTTCATTAATACTAAAATTATGTTGTCTTGTATAATAAAAAATAATTTGGGAACCAGAATCAGGTTGAAAATCTAAATTAATAGAAACAGTATCTTCAGAATTAACATTCCCAATACCATTCCCTGATAAAGTTCCAGCATCTTCAGTTAAAAGATACCATTCACCTTCCGAAATATACCATACTTCTAATGTAGATTCTTCTCGTGGTTTATTTATTAAAGAATGAGTATACGTTTTTTTCCCATCTTCAGCTTGGATACTCTCAGAAACATTAATTTGTTCCCCTTGATCAACTGTCCAATTAATTCCATCAGCAGATAAAGGAATTGCATCAACTATCGAAGGAGGACCAAAAAAAGCTTGATCTTCTACAGTCATCCCCCGGGTAATGACAGGAGCAAGACGTGCTTTAGTGGATTCAACTTCTATTACACTATTTTCTGCATTTGCATCATTTTTTAGCCGCATTGCCCCAAAACATTTCCAATTTGTATTTTTAATTGTTCTTCTTGGGACAACTCCAGCAGGGAAATCATTTAATAACCCATCAGCTAAAGTTACGATAACATATTCAACTGTGTAATAATGAAATGCATCTGCATTATCTAAATTGTCTGTTACTCGTTGCATAGACTGCACATGTGCATATTCGACAGTTCCATTCCCATCATCTAAAACAATAAGGTCTTTAACATTAATGTTTAAAGCATATTTAGCATCAACTTTTTTAATATAATTCAATCTCCCATCATCTTTATATTCAGGAGTATATTCATAATCTCTAATTTTAAATACAAGTTGAGTATCTCCTATTGAAACAGGATATTCTAACCCAGCATTCCCCGCAGGGGTTGATTCTTCATAGTATGCTTCAACATAACTTACAATATCCGGCCTTCTGTCATTATGATCATCGGTATCAAATAATAAAATTGAGACATTATCATCTAAAGGAATGTCTCTTACAATAACATTTGCTCCAGAATAAACAGCAGTATTTAGAGAATCAATTTTTTGAAATATCTTTTTTAATTGGATTCTTCCAACTAACCTGTCAATTCTTGAGATATTTGGAAATAAATTATTTACTTCTCCAGATACAACAATATTAGGGGACATTCTCCCCCCGCCTAAGTCAGTATCACTTTGATTTTCAGCTTTATAAAATTTCACATCACTTTCAACTATGTCACTCATTGCAATAACCTCCTATATTTGCACACGTGTGCAATTAATAACTACTTAAAGAAGCTAATTTTGAAGTACCTAAAGAATCCAATAATTTATTTACATTATCTTGATCATAATATCCAGAAGATTTTTTCCCACCGATATTTAAATCAATTTTATAATATCCTAAAGGTTTTGACATAGAACTCCCAAAAGTATTTGAATTTGTGTCTGTATTCATCACAGAACTAGGCACGGGGGGGACGATTCCACCATCAGCAAAAATAGTTTTTATACCTCCAACAGCGGAATCAATAGTTTTATGAGAAGACATTATAAAATTAATTGCAGATTCAGGAATAACTCCTTGTCTTAAAGCTTCAAAAAAATGAACTCCATATTTTTTTACAGATTTTATAGGTTCAATAAATTCCCCAGCTTCTGCTTCAATAATTGTCCCACCTTGAGAATGAGGTTTTCCACCTAATAACCCACCTATTGCTTTTTTCTGAATTGATTCTTGTTCTGCTGTATAATCATTTATAATTTTATTTGCTTTTTTAATTTTAGTTTTTAAATTTTCTGAAAAAGAAGCTAAAGGATCTTTCTTAAATTCTTCTGAAGTAACAGATAATAATTTTTCATATTCAGAAAGAGTATCTTTATATGCAAGTTGCCATTCTTTTAAACTTTCTTTATCGAGATTTTTATATTTATTATGAAAATCAGAATACCCTTGTATTACGTTATCAGCTAATTTTGATAAATTTGCAACATCTCTACTTTCTTTATTACTCATCCATTTATCAGTTGAAGTAAATTTTTCACTAACAGAACCTGTATAACCAGAAAGTCTTTTATCTATTGTTCTATCAAAAATTTTATCTACTACTTTAAGTTTTTCTTGTAATTCAAAAGGAACTGAAACATAAGAATCATCATTAACATCTTTTAAAGCTTTTTTAATTTTTTTAAAATAATCAGGAAAATTTTCTAAATATTTATCAGTTAATGCTTCAATTCCTTTTTCAGTAAGTTCAGGATTACTTTCTTTAAATTTATGTTGAATTTGTGAATAATCGTTTAATACTGAATTAATAAGTTTAGATAAATTTGAAATTTTTTCTTCTCCAATATCTAATGAAGATTTTTTAACTTCACCACCTTCAGCAAAAGTACGAACATTAAAATCTGTAGATCGTATACCTAAAAGTGAAGCTAAACTATCAGAACTTCTTAAAATATCCTCATTTTTTGGAGCATCTTTCCAATTAAACCCAGGAGCTGAAATATCTCTCAAAGGATCAGATACATGTTTTCCTCGCCCGAATCTCCAAAAATCTGGGTCTTTTACTTTTTTTACAACTTGTTTTACTGATTTAATTTCTTCTTTTAAATCTTTTGAAATTAAAACATTTGGATTTTCTTTAACTGATGTTTCAGCATTTTTTAATGTTTCAAATTTTTCCCCTATTAAATTTTTAACTCCGTCTGAAGTTAAATTAGGATATTTAACTTTAAAAGTCCCATCTCCGAGAGAATCATAAATTCCAACTATAGTATCTGCACTATCTTTTATTGTAGATATAAGTTTTACTCCATCAAATGATAAATATTTTTTAACTTCCCCCCCTTCAGCATATTTTTGAGGTTGTAAAAATTTACTTACTACTGATTCAGGAATAACTCCTTTTCGTAATGCTTCAAAAAATTGAACTCCATATTTTTTTACAGTACTTACAGGTTCAACAAATTCTCCAGCTTCTGCTTCAATAATTGTTCCACCTTGAGAGTGAGGTCTTCCACCTAACAACCCACCACTACTAAAAGGTTTTGTGTAAAAAGCATTATTAGCATCCATATTACCCCCACTAGGAGTATAATATGGGCTATTTTCACCTATTGGAACTTTACGCCAATCAAAATTTGGGTTAGAAACATCTAGAATAACATTTCCTAAATTTTGCATTCTTTTATTAATTGTATCAAGTTTATTTATAGTGTTATCTAATAAATTTCCTGTGGCTTTTTGTTGATTTGCTAAATTTATTTGTTGAGTTTTCAATGCATCTGTTGATTCTTTTGAAGCATCTATAACCAATCCAATACTAGTAGCAATTGTTTCACTTAAATCTTTCTGTCTATCTTTTAAGTCATCCTGTTTTTTACTTAAAGCATCTATAGCACCCTTTTCAGCTTTTTGAATTAAATCAATGGCAATTTTTGTGTTATCTTCTAATGAAGAAACAACATTACCTGAATTATCTTTTATTTCTTTAGCTAATTTTTTTGCGATTTTTTCTGCTTCTTTAAATAAACCAACAGCAGTATCATAATTTCCTTTATTTAAAGCATCTATAGCTTTTAAATATGTTTCATGATAAAATTTTCGATTATCTAACCATTTTTGTTCATCATTCATTACTTCTTGTTCAAGATTTCGTATAGCATCTTGCGTATCTTGTTGAAGATTTAAAATTTGATCATTTATACTTTTAATTTTTTCAGCTAATGAATCCCATTGACTCTTTAACTCGTCAATAACACTTTTCCCAGCATCCTCCATTTCTTTATATTTATTTATAACAGTGTTAATGGCATCTTGCACATCAGATGTTGACATATTATTTTTTGAAAATACATTTTTAATTGTATCTTCTAAATCTTTTAATTTTGAATGAAAATCTTTTAATTTTGATTCAGTATCACTTACTCCATTTTTCCAATCAGAGAAATTTTCTTGTATCTTTTCTGAGTCATTTTTAATAAGAGAAAGATTATCATCAATAGCATGAATAGCATCATCTAATTCTTCCCATTTAGTTTTTAAATTATCAATAATTTTTGCACCAATATCATATACTTCCTGATATTTATTTGTAATATCATCTAAACTATTAATAATTTCATCAACCTTTAAAGGTTTAGCATCTTTTGAGAAAACTTTTGAAATACTTTTATTTAAATCTGTAATTTTATTATTTAAATCATCTATACTAGGTCCAGTATCTTCAATTCCATTTCTCCAATTTTTGATTTCTTTTGTAGCATTTTCTGAATTTTTCTCAATATCAAGAATTTTTTTCCCAGTATTTTTAAAAGCATCTTCTAATTTTTTAACCTCTTCTTTCATTGTATCAATAGAGAGGTTTGAAATATCTAAATTAACATTAAATTTATTATCAACATAATCTTTTACACTTTCTAAAGCATTTTTAACTTCATTAAGTTTATCAATTGTTTGTCCAATCTCCCAGCTCATAAAAGGATTATCTATTTGATCTCTGTAATCCTTAGATTGTTTTGCTATCTCATCCATTATTTCAGAATATGAAGCTTTCATTCGATCTAAACTAGAAACATAAGTAACAAAAACTCCTGAAACTTCTTTTTTCTGTTTTTTAGTTTCATCTTTTACTTTTTCAGTAATATCCTCTTCAATTTTTTCTCTTTTTTTCTTGATACTATTCATAGTATCAATATATTCAGCTTCAGCTTCTTTTTTATTAGCTAATGCTTGTTTATAATTAGAAGTATCAATATCATATTGATTTGCAATATCATCAAATACTGCAATCGCATTATTTAATTTTGCTTGCGCATAGTCAGCTTCAATTTCTAATTTTTTATCTGCGGCATCTTTTTCAGAAATAAGACCATCTTGAACTTGTTGATCAAGAATTGCCTTTTCTTTATCTACGTTAGCTTTTGCTAATGCTAAATTAGCATCAAGCATAGCCATTTTTTCATCATGAACTTTTTTAAGTTGTTTAAGTTCAAATTTTGCTGATTCTTCTTTTAATTTATCAACTTTCGTTTGCGCATTTTTTACTGCGTCAACTCCAATTCCTTGAATTTCTTTAATTTTCTTTAAATTTTCTTCTGCTTTCTTAATTTCTTTTTTATAGTAATCTCTTATAATTTCAATTTTTTCTTCTTCAGCATCATCTTGTGTTTTTATCCCTTTCTCAGCAGCTTCTTTTAAATCTAATAATTTTTTATCCAATGCTTCTTTAGCATCTTTAACACTTTGCTTATATGCATCTTTTTGTTTTTCATACTCAGCTTTTCGTAATCGAGCACGAGCAGTGTAATTTTCTTTTGTAGCTTTTACTAAATTTTCCTGTAATTGTTTATATTGATCAGAATCTTTATCATATAATTTTGAACCTTCTTCAAAAAATCTTTTTGCAGTCTCATATCTATCTTCAGCTTGTTTAGCTTCAAACTTAGTTTTTGCAACTTCGGCGTCTTTTTCTGTAATAACTCCTTGATCAATTAAATCTTTAAGAAAAAGCATATATTTTTTATGAGATTTCTTTTTTTCCTCCAAAACTTCTTTATATGCATCTTTTTCTTTTTGTAATAATTTAATACCTTCTCGTCTTGCTTCTTCAGTTTCAGATATTGCTTCTTTACTTTTTTCCTCCTTTTCAATAATTTTATCATACATATCTTTAAATTTTTCTACAATTTCTTTAGGAAGCCCAGATGAAGTCTCCAAAAGAATAAAAAAATCATTTGTAGAAAGATTTGCTCTTCGAGCATTTAATTCAATTAATGATACTAATTTTCCAATTTCTTTCAAATTTTTCTGTTGAGAAGTAGAAGCATCATTATATTTTTCAATATCATCAATTGTTAATTCATTTGTTAAATTTAATTGATGTAATGCTTCTTCAACAGATTTTCCAGAATCAGCCCATTTTTTAAAAGATTCTCCTAATTCTTTTTCTGCTAAAGTATCTAAAACTTCACCTAATCTTTTTGATTCATTAATAATTTGATCTTCTATCTTATCATTTGCCATTTCTTTCATAACTTTTTGAAGATCATCTAAAGATACAGTAGCAATATCAACTTTCTCAGCTAATTCAGGATATTTTTTTATTAATGTTATTAATAAATCTCTTCTTTCTTCTGAAATATCTTTTCCATCTTTTTCTTTTTTTATTAAAGTTTCAAGCTTATCTGCATACTTTTCAGTTTCTCGTGCGGCAGAATTAAGCATTCCTTCTCTATCTTTAAAAGCTTTTTTTAATCTTTCTTCTCTAGTTATCCATAAATAAAGACCTCCAACAATTGTTGTAATAATCCCAGCAATTGCAATTAATGGAAGATTTAAACCCTGAAGAATTAAAAGAAAAGCAGAAGAAGCTCCTTCAATTAGCCCAAAAGCTGAAACCATTTTAGTAATTCCTACTACAGTTTCAGCAATTGCACCTGCGAAAGTTGTAATTCCTACAATTAATTGAGTCTTTAAAACATAGCTAATTCCCATCATAGCAAGGTTCAAAGCAGAAAAAGATGCGATAGCTATTGTTATTGTAGAAACTAAATCTAAAATAACAGTTGTCGTTGCAGGAAATTCATCAGCTAAATCTGAAAGAGAAGAAAAAAGAACAGAAAAAGAATCTGCGGCATTCTTAACAGCAGGGGCTAATTTATCACCAAGAGAAATAAATAATCCATTTAAAGCAGATTTAAGTAATTTTAAAGAACCATCAACACTATCTTGAACAGTATCAGCAAAAGCTTTAGCTACACCATCAGCCTCTTTATTCTTTTTTGTTAACTCTTCAATTGCATCTGACCCAGCTTGAACGAGGGCAACCATCCCCGGGCCTGCTCTTGACCCAAAAATTTCCATTGCTTCCCCAGCGGACATAGAAGCATCTTCTAATTGCTTGATAATTCCAGCCATTCCTACAAAATTACCGGAAGCATCATGTATTTTAATAGATGATTGTCCTATACGTCCAGCTAAGTCTTCCATTGCTTTTTTAGCTTTTGGTACAGGATTTAAAAGACGTTTAATAGCCTCCCTCAAAGTTGTTCCTGCCATACTTCCTTTAATACCAGCATTGGCAAGAATCCCCATGGTAGCAGATAACTCATCTATATTTTCTCCAACAGAGGCAGCTATTGGCCCAACATATTTTAACCCTTCACCTAAATCACTTAAATTACTATTTGTACTACTAAAAGTATTAACAAGAACATCAGTTACATGGGATAAATCAGAAACTTGCAATCCCATTGAATACATACTTGAAGTTAAATAATCTGTGGCATTTGCTAATTCCATCCCCCCAGCAAGAGCTAAATTCAAAACATCAGGCAATGCTTTAATTGCTTGTTCTGTATCAAAACCAGCTTGTGCAAGGAGTTTTAATCCATCCGCCGCTTGTCCAGCAGTAAAAACAGTTGTTTTTCCCATTTCTGCGGCGGCATCAGTCAACCTAGCATATTCTTCTTGTGTTGCCCCCATTACCCCCGCAACTCTTTTCATTGAAACTTCAAATTCAGAACTTTCTTTTATTGGATATGTGAATCCTTTAATGGAAGCAACAATTGCTAAAATATTAGAAAAAACATAAGCGAGGGAGCGCCCAAGACTATCGTTAGCTTCAGCACCTTTTTTAGCAACTTCAACTTCTTTCTTTAATCCTTTTGCAGATTCTTTTGCGGAAGACCCTAAAGTTTTTACAGAAGATGTAGCTGTATTAAGAGAGGCAGAAGCTTTCTTAGCAGAATTCTTGACGTCATTAAGATTTGTGGAAACAGAAGATATGGCTTTTTTAGAATGGTCGATAACCGAAACCACTAATTCAATTGTTTTTGTGACATCGGCCATTTGTTAAACTCCTTGATTGATTATTGCAAATTCCCGTTTAAATCTCCGGATATTTTTACTGATTTCATCAGCATCAATAGATTTGGAAGAAGTTTTATTCTTTGATACACTTTCACTATCATCTCCTATTAATTTTAGATAATTTCTAAAATCTTCTTCAGTTTTAAGAGCGATAGCAGCTCGCATATCTAAAAATTTATTTACTCGTTCAACTTTTTTACGTTTAACTCCGGAGATAATAAATCCTGAAAGTGTTGATATAGGATATTTTTTGATATCCTCAAATCGGTGTCCCCTCATTATCAAATCGTCAAAAATATCAATTATGCGGGCTTTCTGGCGGTCGTCATCCCGTTTGTGATCACTTTCAAATTGTCCGCCAGCCCTTGCAAGTTTTTTTCCAAGCCCTCAAAAGCTGTAATGTTAACTTGTAAAACAGTTTTAACAATTTCAACTGCGGGACCTAACGGAAGTCTTCTAAAATCCTCAAAGGGAATCCCACAACATTTTTCAACAATATCTGGGATATTAGACATTACAATTTTAAGAATTTTTTGAAGAGTTTCTATAGGGATTCCATCTTCGGAAGACAGGGAATTTAAAGAAATGTTTTCTTTATTGAAAATTTTGGCAAGCGACATCAACCGAACAATTACATATACGAGATCTTCAAATCCGAGGGGGGAAATAGGAATAAGTTTCCCCCCTATCATTACTTCTTCTATATGTAAAATTTCTTTCCATTCATCGTCGCTAAAGAAAGAAGAGGTATTTTTGGACCCAGTCATATTTAAGCTACTCCTATGCTTATATGATTAATGGATTAAAAAGATTTTGCACACGTGTGCAATATCTTACGTTGTAGTTGTGGTTTCCATAGTTTCAATATCTCCAAGGATTTGTCCATAGGGAAGAGAAGGATGATTTTCCGTGTCAATCAGAATTTCACCATCAAACCCAAGAGTTTCCCAATTATCTCCAATAAGATTGAAATCCCCGGAAGGGGTCAAAACAACTCTCCAAAAGAGAATCTCGATATTTTCACCAACCGGATTATCGGAGATAAAATGGAGTTCCCCTTCAATCATGGTGTCACTAGAGACACTAATTCGTGAATACTTCACTTTTCCATAATTGTACCCTACAGAAATTGTTTCAGGGCTGGTAATTGCTCCCCCACTCTTGATAAAAATACGACCCCGAGTAAGGTCAAGGGTGTAATCCGTATCCAAAGTGTAAACCACAGAACCATCTGCTTTGCAAACAAGTACATCATTGTCAGCGGGGATAACCTGAGACCCATTAGCAACGGCAAGACCAGAAACACTTCCTGTCAGATTCTCACCATCAACAAAATTCCCCGAGATGCTATCAAGCAAAAGAATACCGGAAGTAACATCTCCAATGACTGCTTTTACAATCGCAGTAGCACCGGCATCGCCTGTTACAGTCTCATCTACAGCAAACATCCCGCTACCCCCATCATATCGAAGATACGGGCAGGGTTCCCAATTTCGTTTGCCGGTTTCCTGATTTGTCAAATAAACATCCTGTTCTTTGACATCAAAAGTGTCAACAAACCCTTTTCCTGCTTCTTGAACAATTTCTTCAAGGTTACCGAGATTGAGAAGCGAAAGATTCTTCATATTCGGCTCATCAAGAGTAAACTTGACTTTAGGAGTTGAAGTTTGGACAATTTTTTTGTCTTTTGCTTTCAACCCTTTCCGGGAAGAAAAATGCTCCAAAAGAGTGAGATCAATAGAAGTTGAGAATGAAGGACTATTCCCAAGGTCTCGGTGTCCTTGATAAGAACCATCCTCATTCTTTTTAGAAAAATACAAAATTCCTTTGCCTAATGTGTAAAAATCTGTGCTGTGCATAATGCCTCCTTTTTATTGTATAAGTTGTTTTAAATCTTCAAGATATACTATCTCAAAGACAGTTCCCATTCCAATCATTAACCCAGTAGGGCGAAAAATTCTTGACGTACTTATAATTTTTATATTGCAACCAATGTTTCCCAAAGACATTCCATCATTAAAAATTGATTTCAAAACTTCCTGATAAAAAGTAAAAAATTCAGTTGTTGCAGTAGCATTTGATGACGCATTAATAAAAACTTCAACAACACAAGGCATTTTAAATTTTATCACTGGAAGTGCAACCCCTCCCCCACCAGAATCTCCTATTACTTTAGCTTCAAATTCAAAAATATTAACAATAGGAGTATCTTCAGTGCTAGGAGCAACATTTGGATTGCGTTTTACTCGGGATACCCCCGGGACATTAACAATCCGTTGAAATAATTCTGAAATTATCTCTTCTCGTTTCATAGCATTTTCTTAATAATGTTATCAACAATTTTGTTTACAAAATTATCAAGCAATTTAGGATTTCTTTTTAAGGGAGCGATTAACATCCCCCCGGGGGCTTGAGATGAATAAATTTTCCCGTCTACCTTAACTGTTCGAGGTCCGAGTCCTTTATACCCCCCAGTTTCCAACACAGGAGCATACTCCTGATAATTTCCAAAAGAAACTCCTGAAGCATTTAAAGTAACCCCAGTCCATGATCTTTTTAAGGTTCCAGCATGGTCAGGGCGAATACCTACAGGAGTCCCTTCCTGAATAAATTCGTAAATAGGGGTAATTTCTGTTTTCATTTCCTTTATTAAAAGTTCTTTTATTTTTGATAAAATACTTAATAAAGGAGAAATTTCATCTTTTGCAACAGTTACAGACATTTTTTACACCCCTACAATTGAAACAACATACAGTAATCCGAATACAGGAGTAATTTTTGAAATTTGTTGTTCAGGCCCATTTGTTTCAGAAACAGTATCTTTCAAGGAATATGTAGATGGAAATGCATTACCTTTTATCATATACAAAACATCTCCAATATTCAGATTAGTATTAGAATCCCCCAAAATAGCAATACTTTTTTCATTATGTTTTAATTTCAAACAATTGTCTGAAGAAATGTTAATTTCATCAAACTGATCGACTCCATTTTTTTGTCCTGTGTACCTTTTATAAATTAATGAAACGGCAATACTTTCTTCATCCTTCACCATATCAAAAATTTGATTAACAGCAGGAGCTATTTGGTCAAGTAATCCCATTTTTTCACACTGTTGTCGTTGTTGTTAATTTAGGTGAACTATTTGGGTCTCTCACAACTCTTGCTCTGATTTTAGTCATCCATCTTGAAAGACGGATAAAAACAGGAAATTGAGCAGAGTTAAGCATTTGGTCAAGAAAAGAACTTCTAACACTTTGAGATAACCCAGCCGTGGAAACCATAAGTAACCCAGCAAGAGAAATTTGGGTTACCCTATCCTTTTCCCCTTGTGTTACATCGACACCTCTTAAAGCAAGCCCTCGGTGTACAACACTATAAGCAAGAAAAACCTGAGTTTCCTTTACTTCTTCAGGAATCTCATGATTGGTACATGTTCTAGGGAAAGCCAAATTTTGATTTCGATAACTCCTTTCACCTATAAAAGGAAACATATTTAATAATTGTGCCGCTAGTTGAAGTCTATATTCTTTTTGCCATGGTGCTAAAGCAAACCAAGGATCAGGATCATCAGGCAATTTAAGAATATAGTCATCCGCTTCTTCAAGCGTTACAAAACTATTAGATTCAGCCCCGCCTTTGGTACAAATTAACATTAGGAATTATCCTCAAAATCAAAAATTTTTAATGACTTGGGTTTAGAATTTACAGGTTCTTGTCTGGTACCTTCTGATTCATTTTCTACAGGGTCAGAATAAACAACTTTAAAAAGAGGAGCCTCATTTTCCGGATTTAAACTTTCACAAATTGCCGCAATTTCATCAGAAACAGTTAATGTGACTCCCCCCACAAATCTGATTTTCTTTCCTGTAGGAAAAGATTTGATAATTGTGTGTGACGCAGGTTTTAACAGGGTAACTTCAGACATTTAAAAACCTCCTTTTTACTTATAATAAATTACGCACTCGTCGTGGAGGTCTGCGTGTAATCACCATCAGGATCAAGCCCATCAACTTTGACGACAGCATCAATTTCCTCAAACTTGGCATCCAGACGCATGGAAACCACGATAATGAGTTCCTGAGCCTCAATATCTTTGTCAGTTTCGATCATGATATTCCTTTGGATACCAAGAATCATATTTTTCGGATGTGTCAGAATGCCCTTAGCATTCGGCATCAAAGCTGCGGACTCCATCGGAATTCCGTAGGGGGAATTCGGTGTCCAAGTATTGATTTTAGTATCACCAAGAAGAGTCTGCCTATCTGCAATAGAATCAACATACTCAGTTTCAGCATCCGGAGAAATATAAAACCTGAATTCCCTTCGATTTCTCAGATATTTATTAGGCATAGCCTTTACCATATCTTTGAAAACAGTTTTGGTCATTGCGGCAGGGGCGGAAGTATAATCAACAATATGCTGATTGGCCTGTTTCAAAATACCATCCAAAAGGGCAAGATAGGAATCATCAGAAGAAGTGTCTCCAAGGAGAACCAATTCTTCGATATCCAAAGCGGCACGTTCAGTGATCAACTGCATAATGGTAGTTTCAAGAGACCCACGTTCAATATTGTCTTCCAACACGTCATAAGGAAGGCGGACACCGGCACGGACAGCTTTTGTCATCAATTCAACCTTCCCAGTGGTCGGCTTGGCCCTATCAGCCGCACTAAGTGCTCCGGAAGCGGGAGCGGCACGCAGAATCCTTTCAGAAAACCCGATTTTATTGAGTTCCATCGTCGGGTTATTCATCGGGACTACTCGCATCTGGTTTACAATTGTAGGGGTATTCTGGATATCTCGGATAAACCTGTTATTCTGTTCAGCAGTAAGATACCCACCATTCGTCACAAGATCAGCAACAGTCAACTGAGCTTTATTGAGAACTTCTCGAAAATTCATTTTAATCCTCCTTATTTTTTTATTTTTTGGTCAAAAAAATTTATTGCACACGTGTGCAAAAATTAACTGACAAGTTTACTAATGTCTTTTGTAAAAAATCCTTTAAAAGGATTATCGTCTTTTTCAGTTTTCTCCTTTTTATCCTTAGTATCAGATTCTTCCTCATCCTGTTTGATACCAGCGGGGGGAGTCGTTATCGCATTTTCCATTTTTTCCACCCGGGTTCCCAAGACTTTCAAAGATTCCAGAATCTCAGAAATTTTAGAATCATCGGAAGTTTCATTTTTTTCTTTGGAAGTTTTTTCGGAAGTTTCCTCTTTTTTCTTTTCCTCCTTTTTCTTCTCCTCCGATTTCGTTACTTCTGTTTCCTTTTCGACTTCCTTTTCAGCTTCCTTTGCTTTTTTCAAAATTTCAAGCATTCTTTCATCAACCGCTTTTTCAAAATCTTCTTTGTTCTCGAACGTAAACATTTGATTTCCTCCTTTTTCTTGTGTGTTTTTATCAATAAATTTATTTTTCAACAGTTTGGACACATTTTCAACTTTCTCAAACTTAGCAACTTTATCTCCAGACGAATTTGAATTAAGGGAATCAATAGCCATGGACATAAAAGATTGGAAAGCAGAAATAGCTCCCAAAATAGTTTTCTTCATTGTTGCAGGGGGAATATTAGCTTGTCTCAAAGTTCCTTCAATTATATCCACCATTGCAAACAATTCTCTATCAAAAGAATCAAAAAACATGGAAGAAACAGAAGGATTCCATTCATAAGCTTTCGGGGTCGGAAATTCTCCCTTTTCAATTTTTTCCATTTGTTCTTTTGAAAGAGTCAGAAGTTTAGATTGATCAACATCAGCTTCCTCAGAAAGATCACCAAAAATAATGAAAGCTTTGTCTTCCACTTTAGAAAGTTGCAAATCTTTCATTTTATTGGCATCAATTTGAGTAAACACTGAATAATCTTCAGTTTTTTTCACATCACAATCTTTAACTTCAGCCAAGTATTCCAATCCTTTTATAGATGTGATATCATCTAATTTTACATTTTTTCGTAATACAACACTTTGTATAAATTTTTCTTGCATTTTTCCTCCTTTATCATTTTTTATAATTTTAAATGCTTTTTGATTTGCTCCATGCTGAACAAGAGAAACAAACTTTGCATCAACATCAACATTAAACCCTGTCTTTTTTTTAGTATTTTCAAATTGTGTAATTTTAACAGCCATTTGTTTACTCCTCTTCAAAAATGATTCGATGAGCATGGTCAAATGTTACTTCAGTTGCAGATACACTCTTTATATAATGGACATGGTTTAAGGTTTTTCCTGTTTCAGTAGGAATCAAATCTCCATTCTCATCAAAAGTTAAATGGACATCATGATCATGAGGAGGAAGAGGAACATCTTTCAAAGATAATTCAGTTTTTCCAATAGCTTCTTTGGGAACACTAACCGTTGAATCTAATTCAACAGTATACCCATCTCCACCAAAAGAAAAACAATTAAGTTCACCTTTTTTTATTTTCTGCCAAATTTCATCAGGCTCAACATAAACAGTTAATACCCAAGCTCCTTCAGTAAATCCATCAGGATCATTTACTTTTGCAATATCCGAAGCGACAACAACAACTCCCGATTCTACTTCATTATGATTGATATCAATTTTGTTTACTCTTCCAGAGGCAAGAAATTTATACGCCATTTTTCTGATTTCTTCTTTTGTCATCGCTTCTCCATCAGTATCAATATCTAATGGAGAATACACTTCCCCGGAAACAATTCGTTCTTCTTCAGATTTAATAAATAGTTTACGTTTCAAAACAGTGACTCCTTTTAAAAATACAAAAGTCAAGTATTTTTTAATAAAAATTAACAGATTTGAACAATTTTACAACTTTTTAAGGGGGAACAGATAAGGAACAGATATAAAGATATGAGTAATTTCAAATACTTATATATAACAGGTTGAAAAAACAATAAAAAAGGTGTTATATCTTTCAAAGATACAACACCTTTTTCAAATAAAGGAAAATAAAAAAATTTATAAATTTAGATACTTATAAATTTGTTACCCTCATGTAGAATTACACAATTATATACGTTTTACACTACAAACATTAGTCTTTTCTTCATCAGGGATAGGAACAAGAACTCCTTCCTCCTCAAGAGTATGGATGTCAACATACTTTTTTAGATCAGTAATCCCTACCTTAAACAAAACGTCAAATAAATGAAGTTTCCCGATTCTTTTCAAAAATGCTGCAACTTTTGTAGGAGGCATCCCAATTCTTGTTCCCCCTTTCTTTGAAATAACACAGCGGAAAGAAGACGCTTCAAATTCAGCAACATTATCATTTACTTGCTGAAAGTTTCCTTTTGGATTTCTTGCTTCCTCAATAAATCTCTTTTTTATTTCTTCTTTTCTTTTTTTCAAAGATTTTTCAAGTTCAGAAGCCTCTCCATACCATGTTACAAGTATTTCAAGGTCTTTTTTCGTTAACTCATCTTTTTGCAAGATATTATAAAGAATATCTTGCGTCTCTTTTCCAGTTATCCCCATTTGTGTTTCTCCAACATTTTTAAATCTTACTTTCCTCATGACAACCCCCTTTTAAAGTAATGGTAAATAATCACCCGCTTTAAAGCATCTTTCAGCGGGAGGTAAATATTTGATTCCCAATAAATCAAATATTTGTTTTTCTGTTTTCCCAGCAATGCATTCCCCATTAAACCAAACTCCTTTCTGATTCAATTTATAATATTTATTTTTTGCATGTGCTCTTAATAACCTTACAAACAACCTATTTCCAGTCAAATACAATTGCATTGCTCCCCAATTCCAATTTTCTCCTTGATAAACTCCGATTTTTAAATTTTCTAATTGATACAGTTCCCCAACACTTGTAAATGGTACTCCTATTTTTTTAGCTCCAATATCTTTTAATGTTTTTACAGTTAATGAAAAATCTTTTACTAAAAGTTCTAATTTTTGGGGTTTCTTTTCATTAAATGGTTCCTCCCTGCGAACATTTCCACAGATACAATAATGTAAATTTGAACTTTTCAAAGAGTTTTCTATTATTCTTACTAATTTACACATCTGAACCCTTCCCAATCTTTTTCTATAATATATTGTAAACACTCACTTGAATATTCACATTTTTCCCAATCAGAACATCTTCCAGATTTTGCCTTTTTAATCTCTCTCCCGCAAGACATTGTACGATCTTTTTTCTCTTCTTCTTTACAAGCATCACATAAAATAAAAAGTTGTTCTTTATTCTTTTTAAATTCATAAACACTTATTTCTCTTACCTGCATACAATTCGGGCAGGTAACTTCAACTGTCAATTTTTTTTCTATATTTTTTCTTCTAATAGCACAAGAAATACATAATCTTTCTTTTTTCTTATTTTTAGAATATTGAATACTAGTGGAAGTTAATTTCCCACACAGATCACATATTATCATCCCCCTTTTTTTCCCAATTTTTTTTCCAATTTTTTTATTCATGCATCCCCCTTTTCATTTATATTATATATGGAATATAATATAAATAAAAATAAGTGTCAAGGAAAAATTTCAAAAAAATGTTCTGAATACAGAATAATGTATGGAAACTCCTTTAGGAATATCGTTTCCAGCGAGAATAAAAGGTTTCAACCCAGCAAACCATTGCCCTTCTTCATCTCGATGTTGTTGTGCCCTCATAATCACTCCGGGCAAAGATAAATCAACAACACAATTCCCTACAACAACAAAAGCATGAAATTCCAAAGGAGGATTATATTCAAATCCATAAATACATCCATCATAACTTATATACATTTTCCCCAGAACATTTAAAGCATTAATTCTTTTTACTTCATTTAAATACCTTTTAACAATTTTTGCTTTTTCAAGGCAATCAGCATACAAACACAATCCCTTAAACTTTTTAATTAAAATTTTACTGTCTTCTTCAGTTATCAAATCCCCCACAATTTTATATTTCTCCTCCCCGGTCATTCTTATTTCAGGACAGTAATCCATTACTTGAGGCCAATTTTGTGCGTTTGAATACATTGCACATTCTCCTTTATATTATTGGTTATTAATTATGTTTGCACACGTGTGCAAAAATAGTTAACCTGTATTATTGATCACTGGTTATATTTGCACACGTGTGCAGGGGTATTTAATACATAAAATTAACCTTTTTTGGCATTTCTGAGAGTTCAAAAACATACCAAATGAAAATCGCATCATCTGTAGTTTCTTGATAAGAATCAATAAAAGTAACATCATTAGACGGTAAAGGCCCGTCAGTCTCCCCCCAGACAAGAATTAATCTTGTCTTAAGTGGCTGATCAGGGTCAACTAACGCTGTCAGGATAACAATTCCCATGCGATTTTGCACGCATAGGATTTTTGACCCGATCGGAAGTTGAATTTCTTGCAGATAACGATCTTTGAGATGAATTTGTTTGATTTGCGCCATTTTTTCTCCTTTTTTTTGTTTGTTAATGTTAAAAAAATATAAAATTATATATAAGGTATAATAGAATAAATAAAAATATTTGTCAAGGATTAAATTTTTATACAGGAAAATTTTTAAAAATCAGATAGATACAGATGAATTTAACTTGTCAAATTGAAAACATCCTTTCGTCTCGTCCCACCCCGCATAATTTCAAAGAATCAAGATTCAAAAAATGTCGTAACAATTTTAATAAATCAAGATTCAAAAAATACCGTAACAATTTTAGTAAAATAACTTAGTCAAGATTCAAAAAATACCGTAACAATTTCAATAAAATAACTTAGTCAAGATTCAAAAAATACCGTAACAATTTCAATAAAATAACTTAGTCAAGATTCAAAAAATACCGTAACAATTTTAGTAAAATAACTTAGTCAAGATTC